TGTGTCTCACTCCAATTATCTCCTATGCTATACTCACCGTCCAACGGACACATGAGTTGAAACGCTTCCCCTGCTTTACGGATACACTCTACTCCAGCTTTTCCCACAGCCTCTGCTTGATCTGCTCGTACTTCTAGTTGCCATTCATCGTGAACATTAGCAACAAACTTAACATCATAATTCTTTTCATTAATAAGTTTATCAAGACGAACCAAAGCTTCCTTCATGGCTATGGCTCCTGCACTTTGAAGCAATGTATTCAATGCCGCATACTCACTACGAATTAGAATCTTTCTACCGTCTAATCCTTTAAGGTATCCTCTTGCAGCAGCCGTTGACACTTTTCTCTTGAGAGTCTCAAATGTTCGCAGATTATAAAGGAAACGTTGTTTAAGTTTTTCTCCATCTGCTGCACTTCCTCCAACCACTGATCCAATTTTCTTATTTCCTGCGCCGTAGATGAGCGCGTATATAAATGTCTTCGCCTGATTTCTTGATTCAAGTCCTGCAAGTTTTTGATTAGTGGTGTGTATATCTCCGTTAATGATTTCATTTATATAATCCTCGTCTTTCATATAATGAGCAAGCATTCTTAATTCTAATCCGCTTGCATCTATTCCTACAAGTTTATATCCTTCTTCAACTGTCCAGCATTCTCGGCATTCTTTACCATAAGGAGAAGATATATTTGGAACTTGTGCCATGTTTGGTTTCATGTGCGTCATTCTACCAGTGATTGCACCTGTAGATTTAATAAACCCATGAACCCTACCATCCTTCTCATCAATCGCATCTAGCCAAGAATCTACCTGGGCAATTCTCTTCTGTACCAGTAAGTATTCCGCAATTAAAGAAGCTTCGGGTATGCCCTTCACACCTCGCAATGTCTTCTCATCTACAATGGGCCTACCATGTTCAGTGAATTTCTTAGGCTTCCAACCAAACTCTTGTAAGTATTGTCCTATTTGAACTCTAGATCCTAGATTAAATTCTATAGTCTTATATCGTTTAATATGTTCCAAAGTATTCTTAGCAACAGCTTCATCATATTCAATATTAGTTAGCCTTCCTCCTTTAGCTACTTTACTAATACTGCCATCTTTTTTCCTTTTTGGAATTAAAACAATTTCTTCAATCTTAGATTTAAATATTTTTCTTACTTCGGTTTCAATCTCTCCTAATCGTTCTCTCAGTTTAGCCAATAGCAAGTGTGCCTTTTGTTGATCAATAAGAAAGCCGTTCCTTCGTTGTTTCTCTAAAATTTTAGAAACGCCATGTTCTAAAATAACAGACCGTGTTGAAAATCCTTTTCCTTCTTGTTGTAAATATTTAAAGACAGCAAGATTCAACTCAACATCTCTAATGCAATACTCTAGCATCGTCGCTGAATATTTATCATACTCATCAAAGATAATCTTAGGAAGGTTAAGTCTTGAAGGCGCACCCCACGTTGCTAATGAGTGTGCGTTAGGGCCACTTCTAGTAGGATTAAATAGTCTAGACAATACTAGTGTATCTACAATCTTAGTATTAGCATCAGCTATTTTGCGCCCGGTTAATTTTTTGATTACGGGAATATCAAACCCTAAAATATTATGTCCTACTAAATAAGTACTGTCTTCTAATAGATCACACCCTTCAGAAATTTGCTCTGGCCCATAAGTGTACAATTGTCCATTGTCAATATCTTTGGCAACTATACACCATATTTTGCTAGGTGTAAGAGAATTTGTCTCAATGTCAAATACTAATCGTGTCATATTTTTAATCAAGGTTTATAGAAACCTCTAGCTCCTTCTCATTGGAAAATGAAATATCATCTGTATCCATTTCATTCAAGCGGCCTGTAATTTTGTCATACACTAGATGTGTAGCTACTCCTACATCCCCTGTATAACGACTCTTTAACACTCTGACCCTGGTTGTATTCGCTTCCACAGGATCATCTGATTGTTGATTACGTTCTAAAGATAGTACACAATCTGATAATTGAGCAATGCTTTGTGATCCCCTCAAGTGACTTAACGAAGTTTCCATTCCATTCTCATGTCCCTTGTTTCCATCTATTCTGCGCAGGTGACAAACAAGAATAATCCCTGCTCCTGTTTCTTCTACCAGTGATCTGAGCCTAGTCATTATATTATCTATGGATCTCCGCTCATCCCCTCCAATCAGTGAAGAGACTAACATATGTAAATGATCTACTACTACCCACTTACATTCGCATCCTACTATCATAAACCGAAGCTTTGAAAATATTTCATCTATATCGTTTGTTCCAAAATGTGCGTGAATCCATACTCGGTTTTTGTTATCACCATCATACAGCATGTCGAACATTTTGTCAATTTCTTTCTCTGTAAATTGCTCTCGTATATGATCTATATACATGCGAGCATTAGCTTCAATAGAAAGAATACCATCTATAGTTCTACGCCAATCTTCTTCCAAGCTAATAATTCCAACATTGTGTTTTGTTGTTTTAATCAGCCAGTGTTCAAGCTCTCTCGTTACAGAAGATTTACCAAGTCCTGTACCGCCTGTCAAGGTTACTAGTTCTCCTTGTCTAAGACCATATAACTTATCGTTCAATCCGTGCCAAGGATAAGGTACAGCTTGTTTCTTTTTTCGATTTTTAAACTTATCTCTATTCTCTGAAACATTTATAACACCAGAAGGAGTATAAATTTTAGCTTCCCAAAAGGCTTTAACGAATAATGAGTGCGCATTCTTACGTAACATTTCATTAGGGTCTTTGAACCCGTTGGGCAAAGACATTATCCTAGCAGTCCCAGGCTTTAGAATCCTTGCAACTTTTCTAGCTGCTTGTCTTCCTGGTTTGTCATTATCGAAAGCAAGGACTACACTCTCATAACCTTCCAAGAATTCCAACGATTCCTTAATGTCTTTGACAGCACCAGCAGCACCAGATTTTATACTGACGACAGGCCATTTGCCTCCGAAGAGTTCAAACCCTGCCATTGCGTCACACTCACCTTCAACTACAGTAATAAACTTACCACTTTTAGGTGCTATCTGTTCCCCAAAAAGACCTGTATTTGTCTTAGACCCCTTCCAAAAGAAGTCCTTTGGGTCTACGTCATTAAGAGAAACCTTTCTAGTTTTAACTGCTGTTACTTCATTAGCTGTAAAATAAGGATAAAGATGCTGGACAACTTTGCCATTATGATCTGTTATTATTTTAACTCCATATCTTTTGGCAGTAGCTTCTGAAATTCCTCTATCTGTTAATGCTCCACAAATTCCTTCAATATCAGAATCATCAGAAGAGGTAGTTGGCATTTTGTTACTTGAATTTTTATTACTGGTCTGTATTAATTCAGATAGATCCCCCTGATAATCTTGCTCAACATTCCCTATATATGCTTTACAAGAGAAGCAATATCCAGAGCCGTCTTCATTGATTGAAAAACATCCGTTGTGTTCACAAGACGGACACGATAAATGTGTGTACTTGAACCTGTTTTCGGCAGCTTCCACAGTCTTCCTCCAGCTATGTTAAATAAACTATTAATTGGCTTTCCCTTCTGATACTAAAGCTTCTTCTTCCTCGTCATTTTCTTCTTCTTTCTCCTCTCCAATCAAAGCTTCTTCTGTCAGATTATTATGGAGGATAGAGTTAAGCTGCTCAGTAGCCGCCCGACAAATAGCGTTACGGACATTGAGTTCTTTCTGTTCTTTGTCCAAAGTAAGTAAAACTTTTAATGCTTGCTGTGCTTCTGGTGGGAGTAAATTAACACGATAAGATTCACCATCAAGCGTATAAATCCACTGTTTCTCTTGAGGTTTTTCTTGTGTCATATCTTAAAACTCCAAGTCAGGATCTTCGTTAGCTGTAACAGGGGAATCACCGTCCCATTCCACAAGTTGAACTACTTGTACAGCTACTAATACTGGTCGTGAAACTTTAGACCCATCTTCTTTACCGCCATATTCGGAATGATTCCACTGAACTTTAACCTTAGAACCATTACCTACATTTACATCAATATTGTTACCATCTAAATCTACTAGTCGTGGAGGTTTGTTAGCAGTGCCATCCTTGTTAAATGCAAATTTCTTGAACACAACTACCGGATCAGGGGTAAAATTCCTTCCTCCTGCTGGAAAACAACTTACATATCCACGGCTTTTGAACTGGTCAAATGTCTCGTCCGAAACAGCAACGGCTACTTCATAAAAGGCTGGCTTAAAGCGGGTATTTGGAATCAATATGTAGGGGTAATATGCGTTCCCTTCAATCACTGAGGGAATTCCATTAATCATAGTCATTAGTTAATCTCCTTTCAATTTAAAATTTGTATATAATTCTACTGGGGGTAATGATTAAATTTTTATACGTCCGTTTCATCCTCTAATACCATAGCCTCAGTTAAAAACCTATGTGCCGTTTTAGAAAATTGTACATATGCGCTTTCAGGATTTATTAAACCGTTAAAAAATTCTCCTTTGGCTCCATCTTTGTAACCGACGAACATTATAACACTGAGGACATTACCTTTCCAACACTCTTCTTTGATCTGTTCAAGTGATTCCACCATTGCGCTCTTTTGTTTTATTGTTAGTTTTGGTATTTTCAAGTTAAATTTCTCCTAAATGTTCTATGAAGTCAGGTATCAAATTGAAAATTTCTTCCTCAGTTTTCGGAAGCATACCATCATTTTTAGTGCGGCAAAATTTATTGAACCTAGAAAG